CAGCATGGTAGCACAGAACCCCGCGTCGCGCCGTCCGTCTCTGTTGCCGAACGGTGCCAAGCTACACGAGGCTCCTGGCCTGAACATGGTCAAGGTCAGGGCCATGTTTAGCACGCCTGATGCGTTCGTTTCTATGTGTCAGATCATCAAAGAAGACGAATCCAGTGGTTTTCTGACGCCAACGCCTACTCAGCAAAAGGTGTTGAAGGCTTACGCGCAAAACCGATGGGTGCTGGTCAACAAGTTTCGGCAGGCCAAGATCACGACCATTAGCGTGATGCTGCTGTTGCGCGACTGCATGTACTTGGCTGGCGTGAAGGGGTTGCTCATCGCAGAGCGCCAGGACACCGCCGAGGACATCTTTGAGCGGATTCTGTACGCCTACAAGCGCCTGCCGGACGACGTAAAGATGCCGCTGGCCAAGGGCCGGAAGGCAGGAACCACCCAGATTCACTTCGAGCACGGTGGGTCCATCAAGATTCTGACAGCAGGAGGCCGCTCTCCAGCCATCGGCCGCTCGGTCGACCGCTTGATCATCACCGAGTTTGGTGAAGCGCAGTGGCAGAAGAAGGCTGCCATCAACATCTTCCCAACGCTCAACAAGCGTCCCAATGCTCGGGTCATCCTGGAGTCCACGCCTGGAAGAGCTGGGTCACACCACGAAACGATGTGGCGCAACTCCCTGGAGGGCCGTGGTCGCTTCCGCCCACTGTTTCTGGAGTGGTGGCACGACGATAGCTGTCAAGTCGCTCCAGAGGGCTTTGAGCCCACCAACGAAGAGCGTGAGTACTTGGCTCAGCATCCAGGCATGGGTATGAGCCACCTGGCCTTTCGCCGTATGTCGCTCGAGACAGAGATGGCCGGTGACCCCCGGTTGTTCTCATCCAAGTATCCTTCGAATGCTTATGACGGATGGATTGGCAGCTTGGCGCCCGTCATGCCTGCTGAGCTCCTGCAGCCGTTGCTGGACCGAGCTGTCCAGGACCCTGAGGTAGGTCCAGCTGGCATTCGTGAGATTGAACCACCGCACCCCGACGGCTCGTACCTGATTACCGCTGACCCAGCAGGGTTTGGCGGCACGGGCGACAAGAGTGCGGTCACGGTGTTTGATGCCATCAACCGACGTGAGGTTGCGTTTTGGGAAGACCGTGAGGCCCCAGACCGCTTTGCCCGTCGACTGCTGCGGATTCAGCAGCGGTACAACAACGCTTTGCTGGTGGTGGAGTCCAACGCCACAGCGTGCATCACACTGCTGAAGGACTCGGGGACCCGACGGCTGTTGTGGACCAACCGCAACCACCCGGGATGGTATGCGACGGAAAAGCGGATTCAAGAAGCTGAAGCCAAGTTGGTCAAGATGCTACGCCAGCGCGAACTGTTGCTGCGCAGTCGCGGACTCCTCCACCAGCTCCTTAACTACGACGGGTCCCGCAAGCGGCGCGTAAAGGGCCTCGATGGCACCACGCACCACTTTGACCGTGCCCGGACGGCCGTGATGGCTGCTGATGTTCTCAGTAGACGCAACTTCACTCGCACTGGACTCCAAGAAGAAGCTCGCGAGTATGTCCCTGGCCGCGTTACCATCGGAGACCTTGACAAGTTCCGCAAGGGCAAGCAGCGTGAGTTTGCTCGTCCTGTGCCTCGTGAATGGATGTGATCATGCCCCCGAAGCTGTCCAGCTTGATTGACCGTCACGAGCGCTACTACAAGCGCAACGAGAAGAAAGACTTCGACAAAGCCAGGCGGTTTTATCGGGGTGACTTCTACTCAAACAAGCGGGCCAACGTCGAGCATGTTGACCGGCTGCTGCTGTGCTCGAAGAACTTGATCTACGCCATCGCGGACACCGCCGTCAGCAGCTTGTTGGGTCCCAATCCGCAAGTGGGATGCGTCCCCCGCAACCCGCAGTCCCAGGACGCCATGCTGACCGTCAACGGTCTCATGGAGTTTGTCTTCGATGAAAACCGGATGCGGCGCCGAGCTGCGACAGCCCTGATTGATGCTGTGCTCTGCAAGCGAGGCATCTTCAAGACTGGCTGGAACTCAAAGAAGGACCGTCCTGTCATCAAGTCGGTCGACCCCTCGCGACTGTTCTTCGATTTGACCGTTCGTGATGTGGACGACATTAGCTACTGGATCGAGGTGACGGTCATCTCCTACGAGGAGTTCAAGAACCGTGTTGCCTCTGGCGTGTACCAGATTCCCTCTGGCGTCAACATCGAGCCTGATCGGTATCCGTCCTGGCTTGTCACCGATGCTCAGAAGGGTGACGTGCAGACTGTTCGCGATGCCTTCCAGTGGGTCACGGTCTACGAGTACTACAACGTAGAATCGGGCACTGTTCAGCACTACGTGAAGCAGGCTGACACCGTCATCTTTGAAGACAAGATTGACTACATTCCCTACTCGATGTTCAGCTTGAACCAGTCGGGAATCGACTGCACCGGTCTGTCTGAGGTCCAGCTGGTCTTGAACCAGCAGGAAACGGTCAACGACTTGCTGTCGCACCTCAAGGAAATCGCCTACCTGCAGATCCCACGCATCCTGTACGATGCCGGTCGCATCACCGAAGAGGACCTGAACAAGGCGGTGGCAGCCACGACGGGATCGTTCGTGGGCATCCGTCCCGAAAACAGCGAAGCTCTGCGGACGCTCAACACGTTGTTCTTCCCGATGCCTACGCCGGACACTCCCGCCAGTGTGGTCTCGTTTGTCGATCGCCAGGAAAACGACGCGGCGTTCATCTCGGCACTGGCTGAAGCAGCTCGAGGACAGGTCGCAGGAGCTCGTACAGCGACCGAGATGGCCATCATTGATGCCCAGATGCGGACGCGGCTGGCGACCCGTGAGGGGCACCTGAACGATGCTATCGAGGACGTTGGACGCAAGGCCTTCTACTTGATGCGAAAGTACATGAAGAGCGAAAAGATGGTTCGCATCTCTGGCTCTCGGAACTGGGAGGCCGTGTCGTTTGCGACCCTTCAGGACGTAGAGATGGACTTCAAGATGGTCTCCTACAACCCCGTGCGGAAGAACCCCGCCGTCATGGTTGAGTCCATCATCCAGATGTTGCCGTTCCTGGCAGAGAACCCGAACATCGACTTCCGCATGCTCACTGAGCAGGTGGTTGCAGGTCTTGGGTTCCCAGGTCGCATGATGAAGAGCGAAGAGCAGATCGAACAAGAAGAGCAAGCTGCTATGGAGCAGCAGCAACAAGCGATGGCTGCAGAGCAAGAGCGCTCTCTTGGTGGTGCAGCCGCTGGAGGGCCAGCCCTGGAAGCAGAGGCCATGGCTCTTGAAGAAGAAGCAGCGCTGGCGGCAGAGGCTGCTCCAGAAGCGCTGGGCGCTGAAGGTCTGCCGCCTGGCCTGCCACCTGAACTTGCTGCCCTGCTGATGGCAGGCGGCGCACCCCAGGGGGGCTGATGCCTGTTGCGGATTTCATGTGTGACTGCGGCTACGAGGAAGACACTGTCATCTTCAAGGTCGACCAGTACCCCCCATGCCCTGAGTGTGGTGCGACGCTGAAGCGAGACCACCGGTACGGCATCAACATCGGCATCAAGGGCACGGGCTACGGCTCGTTTGCACCCGTCGATATGGGCATTCTTGGCATGTGCGACACCAAGGAAAAGTACGACCGCGCCTGTTCTGTCATCCGGGAGCGGTACCCCGGAGCTGAGATCAACGTGACCCGCGAGTCAGACACACAGAGGCTGACGCGCATTGAAGAGCACAAGCACAAGGTCGAGGTGGGGCGTCGACAAAAAGGCATCGACAAGCAGGCCCTGAAGCAAGTTCATGCTGAGATTAAAAAGGCTCAGTCGATGAATGCCAAGGGCGATGACATTCTGAAGAAGGGTGCAAACGAGCTCATCAGCCCCAGCAACAACTCAACCCTCCAGCGTCCAGCCAAGCTGGCAGGAAAAAGCCGTGTCCTTGCTTAGTGATCCATGCTTGTCAGAGTGCGCTGAGCGCGCCAAGAAGGCAAGGCGGGCTCTGGTAAGGGTGCGAG